ATTTCCGAGTGGCAGAAGCATTTCCGAATAATTGGCGAGGCCGAAGGCTATAGTCCCGAGCAGATGGAGGAATACAAAGGGTATATAGACCTGATCGCCACCATGCACAAGACGTGGAAGGTTGAGAAGGTAAAGGACAAATAACAGCACGAGGTGTGTAGCTCAAAGGTAGAGCGGTGCAGGGATGCGAAATAGAAGCACAGAGGTTGAAAGACCTTGCATTTCCGGGCGCAGGTTGCAGGTTCGAATCCTGCCGCACTTCCAAGATAGCCACCGCATAGGTGAGGGGTTTGATTGCTGGCACTAACCCCGCCGCAAGGCAAAAGCAATTTCTGTGTTCTTTGACACATTGATACACGAGAACCATCCGAGCGGATGTAAAACCCGGCGAGCGACTTGGCGCAGAAGGGCTGGCAACAGATAAATACCAATGAACGAGCGATGACCCGGAGTAATCCGGAGAGCCGTATTGATTATTACGCCTGGTGTGGCTTGACTGCCTATCCAGGCTCTATGGCAGACCTTGCGCACCGTTCTTTCAGCAGTGGGTTATTTCATTTTAGGCGTGAGGTCTGCATCTTGCCCGCGTGCGTTTTTCGGTGGCGCAGTTTTGAAATGGAGTTTAAAGTTACAGTGCGCGCGGGCTTATTTGCAACACCTTAAAACAATTATACTATGGAGAAGAACACTTTGAGGAAGAGGAGATTTCTATGCTTCGACCTGACGCCCAGGTGGAAAATGTGGAAACGGATCGAAGACCTGGAGGTGCGGCTTGCTACATGCCTTTGCGAGCGCAATGAAGCGGATGGACGCCTTATCGAGCGGGAACACGAGGTATTGGCGCTCACTCAAGCACGTGATACCCTGTACAAGCGCATCGACGAACTGGAAGGCAGGCTCAGGAAATTCGACCGTACCCGTGGGAAAAGCGGCAAATACATCAAAGGCCATGAAACACGATCCTCAAAATAAAATTCTGGCCTATCTCAAGGCCGGCGGCAGGCTGACTGTTCGCAAGGCTGAGAGGCTGTACCACACAACGGAGCTGCGCCGGATCATCAGTCGGCTCCGGAAAATGGGATATTCCATTTGCTCGAACAAACAGAGGGCCGTTACGGAAGACGGACGGCCGACACAGTTTAACGAGTACTATATGCCACAGGTAGCGGATTCCTGCCAATAATCCGCAAATCGCATTTTAAGTTTGGTATTTGCCATTGGCCTGCTGTGAAGCACGCGGATGGTGTGCCGTCGGCATTAAAGCCCTACGCGGTGGCGTGGGTGAGTGGAGATGTCGGCGGCATTTATTGAGCTATGGTGTAATGGTTAACACACCGCCCTTTGGAGGCGGTACTCCCGGTTCGAATCCGGGTAGCTCAACGGGGTTCTAGCCCTAATGTTGTGAGTTTGATCGGGCGCTTGGGCGTCTGTCACAACGGAAGCTGACAGAGGGTATATCCCTCGACAATCCGAGGCTGCGTGAAGGAAGTAGCAAGGCCGAGGCGGGCTAAGCCCACGAAACGGGAGATAAAGAACGCAAATCGGCGGCGCGAAGCACAGTAACGCCGCCACCGCGGGGGCAGTAAGAAGCCCCCGCTTCTTTTGGATACAATCAAACGACCATGAATAAATATCTTCAAGAGCTCAAAGACAAAGGACTGGTGCCTTTACGGCTCGACAACAACACGGTGCTTTGGGTTACACCCGACAAGGCCAATGAGAAGTACAAAACACGCTACCTCAAGAATGCCGAGAGGTCGCGGAGGATGGCATTGAATTTAGATTAGTTATGAATTACGGATTACCTTATAAGGGTTCTAAGAATAGTATTGCGAAATGGGTTATTTCGAATCTTCCCGCGTCGCATACGTTCGTGGATTTGTTCGCCGGAGGATGTGCGGTAACTCACGCTGCCATATTGTCTGGTAAATTCGGGCGTTTCATTGCAAACGATATTACGGAATATCCCCAAGTCTTCCGTGATGCCATCGATGGGAAATACCGGAATGAATGTCGATGGATCAGTCGGGAGGATTTCTTCCGTCTCAAAGACATCGACCCCTACGTGCGGCTTTGCTGGAGCTTTGGGAATGGTATGCGGTCATATCTGTATGATCCGGAGGTTGAGCGGTTTAAGAAGCACCTGCACGCGGTATTTTTCGCGGGGACGCCCACGAGCGCGCGGTTGGCATGGAAAGGATTTGTCCGGGAATTTGCAAAAGTCCGTGATGAAATAGGAGAGCTGACGCAAAAGGTGCTGAAGTTGTGCGCAGCGTGCGACGTGGCACCTCAATACAATGCGGACGGCACATTGAATACAAAGGCGATACATACAGATGTTTTTCGGGTTAAATCAGCGTATTTGCGAAAATATTTACAGGACGCCCTGAAATTATCCGGTCTTACGCAAAAAGATGTCGACCGACACCTTGGGAATTATATGGGTAGGCATTATTTTAGCGAATCTCAATGGATGTTGCCATCCTCTGAACAATACGAGAAGTTGCAAGAAATTTTACCGGCGTTAACTATTCCGTGGGCGTCCTTAAACGAAAGTCTGCAAAGTCTGGAAAGACTGCAAAGTCTGGAAAGTCTGCAAAGTCTGGAAAGTCTGCAAAGTCTGGAAAGACTGCAAAGTCTGGAAAGACTGCAAAGACTGCAAAGTCTGCAAAGTCTGCAAAGTCTGGAAAGACTGCAAAGTCTGGAAAGACTGCAAAGACTGCAAAGTCTGGAAAGACTGAAACTGTCCCGAAAGGATTACAGCGATGTTGCTATACCGCCGGGCGCGACGGTATACTGCGACCCGCCGTATGCTAACACGTCGGGGTATATCGACGATTTCGACCATGAACGATTTTATAGATGGCTGCGCAGCATGGAATTCCCGGTGTTCGTTTCGGAATATTCCATGCCGGACGACTTTATATGCTTTGCGAGTATTGACAAAGCATGCACCTATTCATCATCAAAAACGATAAAACGCGTAGAAAAGATGTTCGTACACGAGCGGTGGGCGGATGCTGTGAGGCGTCCGGATGATAATGTTCAGGGGCGGCTGTTCTAATCCTCCCTGCGTCGCAATAGTATTACCGCCATAGTAGTATTGTCGGCTGGCGTCCTATCTACGAATAACCCCTAAAAGTAAGAAATTATGGATGACATTACCCGCGTCTGCCGCAAATGCGGGCAGGAAAAGCCGTTGGAAGAGTTTGCGAAGAATAAGGAATGCGTATTAGGTCATAGCCATATTTGCAAACAATGCAAGGCGGAGCAGTCCCGTAAGTGGCACGCAGCCAATTTCGAAAAGGCGCGGGAAAATAACCGTAAGTGGCACGCAGCCAATTTCGAAAAGGCGCGGGAAAAGCACCGTAAGTGGCGCGCCGCTAATCTCGAAAAGTGCCGGGAGTATGACCGCAAGTATTACGCGGCCAATTCCGAAAAGTGTCGGGAGTATGACCGCAAGTATTACGCAGCCAATTCCGAAAAGTGTCGGGAGTATGACCGCAAGTATTACGCAGCCAATTCCGAAAAGTGGCGGGAGAATACCCGAAAGTGGCACGCAGCTAATTCCGAAAAGGCGCGGGAAAAGCACCGTAAGTGGCGCGCCGCTAATCTCGAAAAGTACCGGGCGAATGCCAGCAAGTATTACGCAGCTAATCTCGAAATGTACCGGGCGTATGACCGAAAGAAACGCGAGAATCTGACTGACGGGTATTTAATGGATAAACTAAAGCGCTGCAACCTCCCCGTAACCCCCGAAACAATCGACTACAAACGTATTCAACTAAAGTTATACCGAGAAATCAAAAAACAACAAAACGATGAAAGAGATTAAGAACATCCGGGAATTGACGGCCGATTTGGGCCGCGTGTATGCAGAGCTTCGGGCACGAGAGATCGAGATCAAAGAGGCATCGGAGATTGCTAACATTGCGGGTAAGATCATCAACGGCGCAAAGGCTGAAATGATGTACCGAATCGCCCGTAAGGAGAAGCCGTCGATACCTTTTTTCGATGCCGATGGCAAATAATTTTGCAGATTCGAAATGATTTTCTATCTTTGCTGTTGCGACAGAACTACTTTACGTAGTCATTAGAAATATACGAACGTCTTTTGGGCGTGTTCCCGTTGCACTTCTACGCTACGTAGTTGTGGTTCTGTCGCAAGAATTAGGGGGCACGCCCTCTTTTTATACCATACATTAACCTAACTTGTGTTCAACAAATGCGACAGAACAACACAAGTGGTACCCGGGTAAATAACACCCAGACCACACCGCGCGCGAAGAAAAGCCGCACCGCATTCTACCGTTGCCATCTGAAGGCCAACAAACCCCTATTTTCATCTGATAGGGTCGATTACACCAACGTTATCCGCGCCACGTGCGAGGAGCATGCTTTAGGCTGTTTCCTTGCTCAGTTCCGCGTGCTCTATCCCGCGTATGCTGTCGTTGTCGGCACCATACTCGTAAGCCGGGTATTCCCCTCCAAGTCCAACCGTTAAAACAGGCCGCTATGGCACATCTTATCACCTTGTTGGCGTTCATCGCGCCGATTGCCGTGGTATTCGGCTGGGTGCTATCCAATCAGCACCGCGCAAAGGAGATTGGAAAATTGCTAACCTCAATATTCGAAAGCCATGAATGAGTTTACGGAAATCACGGTTAAATGCGTGTGGACGACGATAAAGGGGCGCATTTGGCGAGCCCAATACCGCCTGCGGTCAAAGGCTGTCCGGATACAATCCAAGGCCATCTACCGAGCATTGAAGAACGAGAACAAGCCCCGTATTTACCGGGTTGAAATACGATAGCTCATGGACACGCAATATTACACGACTACCACGTCCCCGGTGCTGACGTTCGAAGAGTATTATGATATTCCGAGCGAACATATAACGGGTCAGCGGACGCCATTCTCCCAGAGGGCCAGAACGCTGATGGAGGTAGACCTAAAGTTGATTTATCGGGCTATCCGCGAAGCCATTCAGAAGGATATGCGCGGTGACGAAGACAAGCGGGTCTATACGGTGGCCTACAAAATATACGACATCAAAGCGATCCATCACTACGAAGTCCACGAAGAACAAGGTGGTGACAGCTATATGGATATTTGCGAGACCTATTTCAAAGTAGACCGCGATACCATCGAAATCATCGAGGTCAAGGATATCGACGGTGGCATGCACGCCGGGCAGTTGCACCGGCTAAAAGAATACGGAGAACAAAACAACTTATAACCATGGGAATCTATAGCAAACTGCTGGAAATCCAGAGGAGCGTCAGGGCGTTGCTTCCGAATGCTGATGGAAATAATTACAAGTACATCAGCGGTTCGAAAGTACTTGGCATCGTCCGTCCCAAGATGGACGAACTCGGTGTGATCCTCAAAACGGAGGTTCTCGACATCACAAATATCCGTCAGGATTATACCGTAGGCCGGGATCAGCGACCTAAATCCGAAATCCTATCGAGTGTAAAGATGCGTTTCACTTGGATTGACGTGGAATCCGGAGAGAAGGATGTATGCGAATGGAGCGCCAACGGGCAGAATGATTGGGACAAAGGTGTAGGCTCGGCAATGACCTACGGGGAGCGTTATTTCATTCTCAAATACTTTCATATAGCCACTGATGAAGATGACGTAGACCGGCTGCCTCGGCATGAGGATGTCGGCCCGGCTTCCAAGCCTACGCTTACTGACGAATTGCTGACTTTGGACTTGTTCGAAGAGATAATCAAGGCTAAGGAAAACGCCAAAGGAGCCAATAAGCGATTCTCATTAGTCGGATTCTTGGAGTCCAAGTATATCGTCGATCAAGAAATGCTTCCGAAAGTCAATGTCAAAGTTACCGAATATTACAATTTAACGAGGGAAAATAAAGCATGAATCAGCAGATAACACTATTCGGAGATACGGCATCCATTGCCGATCTCGCGGGCAGGGCCATCAGCGCCGTCGTAAATGGCGACATCAGCCCTATCGAGGCGCATATCCAGATCAGCCGCATGGAGAATGCGATCAAGCAATTCAAGGACGATACGCAGGTGCGTGATATCACACTCCGCGAACTGTCTAAATATGGCAAATCGCACCAGTTCGGGGACTGCCGGCTGGAGGAGGCCGAATCGGGCGTAAAATACGACTATTCTATGTGCGGCGACAGCAAACTGCGAGATATGTATGAAACGCTTGAAGCTTTAAAAGTGGACATCAAAGAGCGGGAGATGATGCTGCGCAGTATGCCTGCATCGGGCTTGGCGGATCCGGAGACGGGGGAAGTGTTGTTCCCGCCCGCCAGGTCGAGCAAGACTATTATCAAGACTACTTTTAAAAAACCACTGCAATGAATGTATCCAATTCCGATATGCGCAGGGTGATTCGGGCGATTGATATGCTTCGTCCGCTCCCTGAACAATCCACGCGCGAGTGGGATGCCATCCGCAGGTTAAAAATATTCGCCAAAAAACAACAACGAAAATATGGTAAACAAGGTCATCATCATCGGGAATGTAGGTTCTGATCCCGAAGTTCGTGTATTGGACGGGGGCGCCAAGGTTGCCAGCCTGAGTGTGGCGACGACCGACCGTTACACCGACAGGCAAACAAAAACCGTAAAGGAGATAACGGAGTGGCATCATGTGGTGGCGTGGCGCAATACCGCGGATATCGTGGATAAATACGTGAAGAAGGGGGCGCAGATTTACGTCGAAGGTCGGTTGCGAACCCGCGACTATACCGACCGAGATAGCATCAAACGATACATCACGGAGATCATGGCCGATACGGTCAGGATTTTGGGGCGCAGGGAATCCCAGGCTTCATGCACCTCTACTACCTCCCAAATGCAATCTGACCCCGACGATCTTCCCTTCTAAGCCATGGATACATCTGAACTTAAAGAGATCGAGGAAATGCAGCTCTTCATTGAAGCAGAACCGCCTACTGAGCCGCAGGCAATTTCACAGCGCATGTCAGAACTGAGTGTGCGTATGGCGCGTAGCGGCTATCTCCTGTCGAAGGCGAAATACGAACAGGAGTTGGCGATGCTGAAAGCCTCCCGGCTGAAAGACCTGATACCTCTGGCGCCGAGTATCCAAAAAGAAATACTTCGGGCGTCCTGTGCCGAGGAGAACAAGGTCGTTAACATGCTCGACAGGATCAACCGCACGTGTGTCCATCAAGTAGACATACTACGTACGCAACTGAGTTTCGAGAAGGAGCAGATGCGCCAAATAGGCTATAACGCATGACAGATTTAGAACGGGAATACGACCGTGTTTTCAGCCTTTTTATACGTCATCGAGACTGTCCGGGTGGGCGAGGTTTCTGCATCACCTGCGGGGCGCCCATAGCGCCTGAAACATGCGATTGCGGGCACTATATAGACCGAGCTCACAGGTCTACGAGATGGGACGAAAGGAATTGTCACGCCCAATGCAGGGTTTGCAACAGGCATTCTGCTGGTCGCATTGGAGTTTACCGCCAAGTACTGATCCGAAAATACGGACTTGCAGTCGTTGAAGAACTTGAACGCAGTAAGCACAGCGTATTCAAAATGTCGAGGTCGGAGATGTCCGATAAGATCAATTATTACAAACGATTAATTCGCAATGTGTAACACTTCAAATAACAGTTGGATTAAGATGTACCGCAGCTTCCTCGATTGGGAGTGGTATCCGGATACGAACTGCGTACGGCTGGCATTGCATTTCATTTTGAAGGCAAATTACCGGGCCAAGAAGTGGAAGGGTTTAATCATTGACCGCGGACAATTGGTAACCAGCAGAGGACAGCTGTCCGAAGAGACAGGACTTTCGGAGATGCAAATACGCACCGCAATAGACAAGCTGGATAATTGCGGGTTTATAACCAAGTCGGGAACACGCAAATATACTATCATAACTGTCTGTAATTATGACTTATACCAACAAGCACAGGATGGTTTTGATAATGGTTGTCAACCAACAGATAACCAACAAACAACCAGCAAACAACCAACAGATAACCAACAAATAACCACAACTAAAGAATATAAGAAAGAAAGAATAGAAGAATATACACACACACTGGTAGATACTAAAAAGGGGGTTGTAGGGGGAAAAGAGACGGAGGCCGTGGAACTCATAGAATGGATCGCCACGAACGCGCCATGTATTGCTTCGATGCCCGAGCCCATAACTGCAGCACAGGCCGTGTGGCTGTTGCAGGACTACAACGTGAAAGATATTCGCCGATTGATAGCTACCATGCAAAGCAAGCAGGCATACCTCAAACACACGAATGCCTATACGGCTTTTGTCAGTTACGCAAAACTCGACAAGGCGCTTAAGGATGGCGGGCCGCCAAGTGTGCAATCCGGGGAAAAGTATTACACACGGGATGAAGCAATGGCCTACATTCGATTCCGTCGTTTGGGCGGCTCTCTTAAAGATAATTTCACTCTTGAGCGTGTGAATGGGGTGTATTTGTGGCGCTTGAAAGCCCCAGTCCCCTCAGTTAACCTTTAACGAATAAAAGATGGATAACAATCAAATAATGAGTTGTCAAGAAGAGTATATTTCTCGGATAAAACATGAGCTTTTGGGATTTTTTACCACGGATCAAGTATGCCGTATTGTTGAATCCCTCTTACTTGTTTGCTCAGATTATCGTATTGAAAAACATTCAACCTCTATAGTTTCGTATCAACCGGAATGTATTTCCGAAGCACAATTTGTCGTTCAGAATTTTTTAGTTGCCAAGTCGGTCGAAGGATTCAGTCCTCGTTCAATAGCGTATTACCATCAAATTTTAAAGCAGTTTTTCGCCTCGACGACCACCCAGTTTCCGAATCAATCACTTAAATGCATCAGTTCGGATGTTGTGCGGTGGTATTTGGCCATGCGTAGTGTTTTGGGCAAAGTCAGTAAAGTGACACTGAATAATGAACGACGTGTATTATCGTCTTTTTTTTCATGGGCATCATCAGAGGGATATGTTCAGGTCAATCCGATGCTTAAAATAAAATCTATTCGAGTTGATAAACGAGTAAAGGAACCCTTTACGGATGACGATATGGAAGCTATCCGGGGTTCTGTCAGAAATAATTTTGAACATGCTCTGGTAGAACTTCTTTATTCAACAGGGATTCGCTGTTCGGAGTTGGTTCAAATACGCATTAGGGATATAGATTTTCAGAATATGCAAATGAAGGTTTTGGGGAAGGGCGGTAAAGAACGCTATGTGTATTTAAATGCCAAAGCGAAACGGGCCGTTCTGGCACATATGTCACATGGTCACGTAGATTGTTACCTTTTTCCTGCATCTCGGTCATCGAATCATATATCCACATCTTATGTTCGGCAGGTTCTGCATGATATAGGGAAGCGGGCCGGTGTCTCAGACGTACATCCGCATCGTTTCAGGCGGACTACCGCATCCATGGCTTTGAGTCGCGGAATGCCGATAGATCAAGTACAAAAATTATTAGGTCATTCGAACATTGAAACAACGACGTTGTATGCTATTACGGATGTTGAAAATGTGAAATCAAGCCATAAAAAGTATTTGAATTGATGAAACAGCTATGTGACATATTGGGAGCCGAAACCGTAGATTCTATTCCATATCGCCTAAATGAAGTTCTTTTTTACGGCGATTCCGACCGGGATCCTATTTACCGGGCTATATGTGATATGTATGCGAATGATTTAAGCTATGATTGGTTTTATGATTTTTATCAGAGCTTGTACGCACAACGCAAGGATTTGAAACAGGACTTTACGCCAAAATCTATTTCGGATGTCCTGTTGCGTATATCTTCGTCAGATTCAGCCAAAATCACCTATGAGCCCTCTGCCGGCACCGGGTCTCTGTTGATACGTCATTGGTGGAGATCGCGTAACAATTATTCGCTATTTAATTACAGTCCTATTGATCACATTTACATTTGTTCTGAAAAATCAAGTCGCAGCATTCCTTTTTTATTATTCAATCTCAGCGTTCGTGGTATTCAAGGTGTTGTATTTCATGAAGATACTTTAACAGAAGAGTGCTCGTCCATATACTTAGTAGCAAACATATTAAATAATCCCCTTTGTTTTTCACAAATAATTCGATTGAAAGATGAAAAAAACGAATATAAAATACTCTCCACAAGAGGAGGCGATGCTCAAGGAACTTTATTCTGACATGCAGAATTCCAATATATCTATTCTGCTCGGTCGTTCTGTGAATTCCATTGCTAACAAAGCATCTCGTTTGGGATTGAACAAGTCTAAATTGCATCTTCATAAAATAGCTGCTATGCCCAATAAAGGTAAATATAAATCAGGTCATGTGCCTCATAATAAAGGACGTCGCCAGCGGGACTGGATGAGCATGGCGGCTTTGTCTAAATGCACAGCAGCGCGTGTGCATCGACGTAAAAATACCCAAGGATATTTGGCTAAAGGTGTTCTGATTAAAAGAATAGACGGAAAGCTACGTAATGTGGCTCGCCATATCTGGGAGATTACTTTCGGGGCAATACCCGATGGTTATGTTGTGCATCATCTCGACGGCAATCTGCGAAATGTGAGCATAGAAAATTTAGAGTTACGTCGTAGGGGATGGAACTTAGGATACGACAGCGTAGCCGTAAAACAAAGTATTGCTTCTCGTCGTGCAAAGGCTCAACGCTGTAACTACCAAGGTAAATCAATAACAGAATGCCGATCTTATGATACAGATTGCATGCCTAATCCCATGGAGTTTATTATAAAACAGCAAAAATTATGACAGACCAAGTAACGAGCATCGAGCAGTCGAAGCGGCTGATCGAGCTGGGAGTGCCCGCGGACAAGGCGAGCATGGTGTATGTGAATAACGCAGACATTCCGTCGTTTAAAGCAGAGCTTGCTTCCTCGGGCATCGACCTTAAAGAACTTATTGATGACGGGCATGAGTACTATCCCGCCTTCACGGACGCCGACCTGCTGGAAAAGGTGCTTCCGAATGTGATTCAGGACGCCCACAACACTTACGAACTGACACTGAAAGCAGTGGTTGGCGGTGGATGGAGATTCTGTTACACCCCCGTACTTACCCCATTAGAAGCCGATAATATTGGGGATGAAATGGGCGATAACCTGATAGAACTTCTGTGCAACCGTATTGAGTGGATAGTGTCTAACGGCTATGAATTGAACCTGTGATGAAACTACCTATCGAAGTTCACAACAAGTTGATCCCGTTCAAGGGGTTTAACTGGGTAACATGGCTTTTGTGGTCTTTTACCCGGAAGCCGATGGCGTGGAGCATGGACGAGACTACGCGCCGCCATGAAGGAATCCACTGCGCCCAGCAGATCGAACTGGCCGTGCTGTTCGCTGCAATCCTCCTGCCACTCGCCATAAGCTGCTCTTTCGCTTGGTGGGGCTGGGCGCTTACGGTGGTCGGCATTCTCTTCGCCGGATGGATTTGCTACGGCATTTCGTGGCTGATCGAAGTGATTATCCCGCCTTATCCGGGCGCGTACTACTACACCTGCTTCGAGACAGAGGCATACAACCACGAGGATGATCCGAACTACTTGAAACGGCGCATACCGTTCTGGGGCTGGATCTCCTGTATACCTAATCGGAAAGTTAAACACAAAAAAACTAATTTATGAATACAGAAACGATGTTTTCATCTAAGACCGATTTATGGGCTACACCACAGGATTTCTATGATAAACTCAATAGTGAATTTAATTTTACACTTGATCCTTGCGCCACCCCGCATAATGCTAAGTGTGTTAAATTCTACACCAAAGAGCAGGACGGGCTCCGACAAGATTGGGGCGGGAATACTGTTTTTTGCAATCCGCCATACGGTCGGGATATATACGCATGGGTTCGTAAATGCTGCATGGAGGCACAAAAAATTAACACAATAGTTGTAATGTTGATTCCGGCGCGTACAGATACTCGATATTTTCACGAATTTATTTACCACAAAGCACGGGAAATTAGATTTATAAAGGGGAGGCTAAAATTCGGGGGCCAAAAAAATAGTGCTCCGTTCCCGTCAATGGTGGTTGTATTTTAATCCATAAACTGTTTTAAAATTTAAGCACAAAGATAACCAACCATGAAAACAATTTATCTCTGGGTTTCAGGCAAAGGCTGGACACCCTTTCAGTACAATGAACTTTCTGAATTATCCTCCGAATTTGAGGCGCGCAATATCAAACTGGGCGACAGGTGCGAACTGGGCTACGGGTGCGAACTGGGCGACGGGTGCAAACTGGGCGACGGGTGCGAACTGGGCGACGGGTGCAAA